ATGTTCGGCTCACCTTTGCCTTATGCTCAGTTTATTTATTGGGGTGTTAATGGTACAGAGAAGAGAAGAGGCTCGCCATATTCTTATGGATCAAAACAACCACCCACTGATGCTATAAAAAAGTGGATGAGGGTTAAACCTTTACGACTAAGAGATGCTAAGGGCAGGTTTATATCGCAACAAGCTAAGGTTAGTAAAAAGACAGGGAAACCAATTGACCCTATGGACGGACCCGCATTTCTAATAGCACGAAGCATAAAAAAGAAAGGCATAGCATCTTTGAAGTATTACGAGAAAGCATACAACGAAACATTTAAGAGAGCAGAAAACAAACTAGGAGAAGCATTTGTAAAAGACCTATTTAGCCACTTTTCTGCAAAAGTTGGAAATATAAAAATGACACCGAACCCATGAGCGCACAGATAGACAGCAAGCCAACACTTATCAGACCTGCTAACCAACCTCTTATTTTTACCATATCAGATACAGGCACTACGCCAGACAGATTTATTGTGCAAGTGTTTGAGGACACAGTTGAGATAGCCAAGCTGTATCTTACACCGAACACAAATGACAAGGTGCATTTCAATTTAGCAGATATTGCTAGAGACAGAGTAAGTGTGGATGACAAGATACGGGACGAAAGTGCTACACTATTGAGTTATGATGCCAAGCCGTTTACAACAGGTAGAAATGGCTTAAAAAAGTACGAGGTAAAAGTAGGCACTTACATAGGCACTACAGAAACGTTAAACCAAGATAGCGACACAGTTTATTTAATAGATGGAGCAGAACAAATAAGTGCAGGATTACACCCAAGTTTTGCAGATTATTACCCTTCAAGTGCTAGCAAAACAATATGGCTTACAGATAGGGTTGCAATTGATGACGTTGTAACAATAGAGGCAAGAGAGGAAGACGAGGGCTGTGTGGCTTTCTTAAATGACAATACTATTATCAGCAGTTATGCTGCACTTATTAAGCTAGAATTATTTGAACCAGATGGTATTTTACAAACAGAGTCTTTTACAATAAATGTAGCGAATGGCGCACAGCTACCTAGTGCTGCTGACATAAACCAAAAGCTCACGTATCTTATGGCTTACCCAAAGAATGTAGAAGAATATCTAACGGCAGCTAAACCCTCTGCTAACCCTACGTGGTCATATTATACGATACAGCTTTATGCGGCAACAGGGGCTAAGGTTAGCAATGTGCTGAGAGTGAACAAAATATGCACACAGATTAAGCACAAAAATACTCAACTTGCTTGGACTAACTCAGTTGGAGGGTGGGACAGTTTAACCTTTACAGGAAGGACTCAGACAGAGGAATTAGTAACAGCTAAAGAGTACCAAAGGCAAATAGGAAATTGGAATGCATCAACTTATACGTTTCTACCTCAAGCAAGACAAAAACAGGCTTACCAAGTTCAAGCAAAGCAAAGTTACAAGTTGACTCATGTAGCATTTTCTTTTGCTGAGTTGGAGTTGCTAAAGTATGCATTTAGATCAGACAACCCAATGGTAAGAATTGGCGATACAGGAGTTTGGCAACCTGTAGTTATGAGTACAAAAAACTATAATGTAAAAGAGGCATTTAGCGGTATGCATAGCGTTACACTTTCAGTCGAACTAGCTCAAGTGATAAAATGTTAAGACTCACTCTCTGGAATTATGCAGAAGATGCTCAACACAACATTGAGCTATATGAGAACGCACCTGTAAATTTGAACTATCAATTTTCAGACATTACAGAGATTAACAAAACTAAAGGCTCATATACCCAGACCTTTAGGATACCTGCTACCAAAAACAATACAGATTTCTTTGGCGCATTGAGTGACCCTGCGTCACAAACTACAGGTGGCTTAATTATAGGCAACTATAATATAAAAAGAAAGATACGAGCAGAATTAAACTTTAACTCTGTGCCGTTAATGAGGGGCTATGTGCAGATAAAAGCTATCTACAAGCAAAAGAAAGACTTTGCTGACATAGAGCTAGTTTTCTTTGGGGAAACAATAGACATGGCATCTAAGGTTGGAGACAAAATGCTCTCTGACCTTACAACCACATCAATTAATCATGGCTTAAATAACGCAAATGTTACAAGCTCATGGGCAGGTACAAGTGCAGCACCTTTTGATGGGACTGTGCGATACGGAGTTATGGACAAGGGCAGAAATTGGAAAAACACAGAGGGCTCAGACTCTGTTGCAGGCTCTCCTGAGTGGACTATTGCAGATGGGCTATGGCATGGCGATTTAACACCCTATGTGCGTACAAAGTGGATATTAGCACAAATCTTAACAGACGCAGGTTACACATACACCTCAGCGTTCATAGACAGCGCAGCTTTTGCTAATCATTATATGCCTGCTTTTAATGGTAGCATAGCTCCTGTTTCAAGCACAGCAGACCCAGAGGGTGAAGTTGCAGGAGTTGGTTTAGCAGCAGATGTTACAACTACAAGCATAGCTGTTTTACCATTAGTAGATACAGCAACAGGGGCTTATGATTTTGGGGGCAATTGGGACAATACTCTTTATGCGTATGAAGCACCCTTTATTTGTGAGCCTACATTTACATTCAATACAAATGCAACACCACATGCTTCGGGTTTAGAGTACGTTATTTTCAAGATTTGGAAACTACCTGCAGGTTCTGGTGTAGGTGTGCAACAAGACATAGGCCCTTTTTACGGAACAGGGCAACACACTTTTACTTTGCCCTTAATCACAAGCGATAGAATTTATGTAACAGCACAACTTTCACCAAGCGCACCTGCAGGAACTTTTCAAGTGTTTGCATCTGACGTAAATGGCGATGGAACTTGGTTGAGGGTTGACGATGTTACCTTTCCACTTACAGGAGGAACATTAAGCATGGCGCAAAACATGCCTGTTATTAAGCAAATAGATTGGGTAAAGGGGTTGCAGACAATGTTTAACTTAGTAATCGCACCAGACAAAAACAAACCTAACCATTTGCTTATTGAACCATTTAATGATTTTATTGCTACAGGAACAAACAAAGATTGGAGCAACAAAGTAGACTACAAAAAAGACGTAGCTATATTGCCTACCACAGACCTTCAGAAAAAACAATACTCATGGAGCAATGACGATGGGCAAGACTTTATTAGTGTTTTAGTGCAAGAGCAATTGGCTAGAGTTTACGGAAGGCATCAAGTCACAGACCCAGACAACGATTTTGCAGTTGGAGAGCTTGCCTTAAAGACTCCCTTTGCACCTTACATAATGAGCCATATACCTAGCACAAATTTTGTGATAAATAGATGCATTACAAATAATGGTGAGGGGGTTATTGATCCAAAACCTCGCTTTGCTTTCTGGTGTGGGCAGACAGGAGACATGGGGCAGTTTTATTTAAGAGACGATAACGGAGTAGTAACAACCAACTCTGCTTATTACAACTTATTTCCTGTTTTCTCAAATTACTCTGCCATAACGCCTAGCATTTCAGATCAAGACTTAAACTTTGGAACAGAAAGGGCATTTTTTTTTACAAACGGACACGCCTTAAACACTCTTTACTATAAGTATTGGGCTGATTATGTTAATCAACTTTATTACAAAGATTCGAGGATATTAAACTTACATATACAGCTAAACAATACCGACATACAAAACTTTGAGTATTCAGATCGTATATACATAGAAGATTCATATTACAGAATTAACAAAATAGTCAACTACGATGCAACACAAGGGGGTAGCACAAAAGTTCAGCTTATCAAAATAGTGCAGGACGTACCAGATTGTGATCACATACCTTTGTCAATTACAGGAGGGGGCGTAGTTCGTTTTGTAGGAACAGGAATAAATTACGGAAACCAAGAATGCTGTGAACAATACGGATATGTTTGGAGGAAGAAACTAGGCAGGTGTTATACTGTACCATCACAAATACAACCAACAGTAACATAGCATGAAAAAAGCAGAGATTTTATTAGAGAGCATACAGCTTTTACAGAATGAAGGTAAAAAACCACAAAAATTACCTTTGTCGCATTATGTTTTGGACTATACACTTACAACAATTTTTCTTAGTCTATATGGCTACAGTATCTATTGGGCAATTTCGCAAGTATTATGAGCATGAAGCAATGGATGACCTTTGGCATCAAAACCGAAGGAGCAGATAAAGCTGCTAAAGACATAGATAAGGTAGCTGATGCAAGTAAAAAAGCAGAAAAGTCACAGGAGGGGTTAAATGACAGCATAGAGTCGGGTACAGGTGCGCTAGATAATATGACAGGAGGTGCTATTACAGCATTTAGTGGCGTAGTTTCTGGTGTCAAGAAAGCTGTGCTTGGAATGAAGACGCTAAAGGGCGCAATTATGGCTACAGGTATTGGTGCGCTGGTTGTGATTGTTGCCTCACTTGTGTCGTATTTTACCCAAACTAAGAAAGGGGCAGAAGTTCTACAAGTAGCTACGGCAGCTCTTGGTGCAGTGTTTGGAGTTATTAGCGATGTTTTGTCCTCTATTGGCGAGGCTATGGTTTGGGCGTTTCAAAACCCACAAGAAGCGTTAGATGCGGTTAGCGAAAAAATGGAGGCACTCGGTGGGTGGTTTAGTGATTTAGGCGATTACCTAAAGGAAGTATTTTTCTTTTCACTATTAAAAGTAAAAAAAGCTATGCTGTCTTTTGCTGCTGCAGGAAAGGAGCTACTTGGTTTTGACGCATCAGGCATGAGGGCAGAGATTGCCTCAATAAATGAAGAGCTAAACCAAAGTGTAGAAAGGATGCAGGTCGCATCCGACAAAGTTACCGCACCACTAAAAGAGGCTTGGAATACCGTTACGGAAGGTGTAAGCAATTTTATTGATAAAGTTGCTACGGCAGTTAAGTCAGCATCTGCACTTGAAAGACGAGCAATCAAACTTGCAGACGCACAAAGGAACTTGAGCGTTGAATTTGCACAACAGAGGCAAAAGATACAAGAGCTAAATAAAGCAGGAGACGATACGACTTTAAGTATTGAGAAAAGAATAGCAGCGACAGAAGAGGCAGCAGAGATTGAACAAGGCTTAGCAGACCAAAGACTTAGATTAGCGCAAGAGGCAGTTGCTATCCAGAGGGAACAAAATGCACTGTCCGAGTCTACGGCAGAAGATCTACAAGCATTAGCTGATTTAGAAATTGCTCTAAGCGAAGCTCAAATTGAGTCGCTAGGAGTACAGACAGGACTAATGGCTAAAGTCAATGGGCTGTACGCAGAACAAGATGCTAAGATTTTAGAAACACAAGCTCTGGAGGAAGAGAGGCTTGAGGGAATGATTGAGAGGCAGAGCGAAATTGATGCGATAATAGAAAACGAGAAGACGTTAGAAATTTTAGCTATTCAAGATAAGTACAGGCAAATGAGGTTGCTTGCTCTAGCGAATGGACAGATTTTAGTAGATGACAAGAAAGCAGAGAAAATTGAGCTTGACGCACTTGATGCAAAATACGCACAACAAGAACTAGACAGGGCTAGAGCTGTACATGAGTCAAAAACACAATTTGCTACAAACGCATTAGGAGCTTTAATGGCTCTTAACACAGCCTTTGCTAAAGACGATGAGGAAAGCCAAAGGAAAGCTTTTGAAAGAAACAAAGCACTTGGTTTAGTTTCAGCTATTGTAAACACAGCCTCTGCTGTAATAGGTGCAATATCACCTGCAGCAGGTGGTTTAGGAATACCTGCAGGAATACCAGGCGCATTGATGGCTGCAGCTTCGGGAGCAGCACAAATAGCTACAATATCAAAGACTAGCTTTGGAGACTCTACAACAGAAGACGTTGAAGGATTAAGAGAAGGCACTGACAGTGGTGGTTTAGGCGCACAAGCAGCGTCAAGCGCACCACAAATAGACTTAGGCTTTTTAGGGCAAGGATCAGGAAGTACAATGCAGGCATATGTAATAAGTGAGCAAGTAAACAACCAATTACAAGCCGACCAAATAGTAACAGACCAAACAACATTATAATATGAGACTAGTTGAATTAGTAATAGACGAGGATGCAGAGCTATATGGTATTGATGCCATAAGCCTCGTTGAAAAACCTGCAATAGAAAGTAATTTTTTAAGGTTCAAGAAGCAACCTGTAACACTTGCAGAGGTAGATGCTGAAAAGCGTATGCTCGTAGGTGCAGCACTTATACCCGACAAACCTATTTACAGGCAAGATGGCGAGAGCGAGTTTCATGTTTATTTTTCCAAGAACACAGTACGCAAAGCAATGGAGCTGTTTTTCAAATTTGGAAACCAAAACAATACGACACTAGAGCATGAGCATAAGCTAAATGGTTTGAGCGTAGTTGAGTCGTGGCTTGTTATGGATAAAAAAGAGGACAAATCTGCTTACTATGGCTTAGACGTACCTGTAGGCACATGGATGGTAGCGGTAAAAGTTGAAAACGAAGCTATCTGGAACGACTACATTAAGTCCGACCTAGTGAAGGGCTTTAGTATTGAGGGCTACTTTATTGATAAAATGAAGACTAAAACAGATGAAGAGTTGATGACGGCAATAGAAAAACTTTTGACCGATTGTAAGGATTGATGCATAAAATGCGTTTATATTATATACAACCATAAGTCCATGAAATTAACAGACCGCATAAATGAGCTTTTTAACAAGTTCAATGTCAACCTCAAAACAGAAGAGGTAAACCTAGAGGCTCAGGGAGTGCTAGAAAACGGCACGATTGTTTATACAGATGCAGACTCTTTTGTTGAGGGTGCAGACGTATTTGTAATGAATGAGGAAGGCGAACGCATACCATTACCAGATGGCGATTACACTTTTGAAGATGGAACTACGTTAAAAATATCTAACGGAGGCAAGGTTGCTAAGTCAGTAGCTAAAGGAGCAGATGGCGAAGGTAGCGAAGGCGAAGGAGGTAATGGCGAAGGCAGTTCTGCAGGAGTAGCAGGAGGGAACCCAGGAAAGGGAGGCAAGAAGCCTACACCACCTGCAAAAGCACCGCCAAAGAAAAAAGGCAAATCAGCACAGGACAAATTAGCTGAGGAAGACGAAGAGAGCAACGTTAACATTGATGTTGAGGTTGACGAAAAAGACAAAGAGGAAATGATGGACGATGCATACGTTATTGATCTAATCAACCGAGTGCTTGACGAACGTTTTCCTGCTGAGGTTGTAGAAGCAGAAGAAATTAAAGAGGAAGAGGAAGAGGAAATTACAATGAGCGTAATTAAAAAGCTTCAAAAAGAAATTACAGAATTAAAAACTCAAGCAGCATCTACAGGTGTTGAAAGAGTAAAAAAGCAAGAGGCAAAGTACCAGCCTGTTGACCTAACAAGTTTATCCAACGAAGAGCGAATTACCGCTTTATTTAATCAATTTAATAAGTAAGCTACATGGCTAACGTAACAATTACATCTACCTATGTCGGGCAATTAGCGACCCCATTTGTAGCACCTGCAATTTTAAGCGCAGATTCTATCGCTAATGGCTATATTTCGGTACTCGAAAACGTAAGATACAAAGCTGTACTAAAGAAATTCTCTGCAGGTTCTGTGGGACCTCGCACTTGTGAGTTTACAACACATGTATCAACGATGGAGCTTAGTGACGTAGTTCTTCAAACAACACAGCTTCAAGTAAACGAGCAGATTTGTAACGATGACCTAGCACGTGATTGGAGTGCAGCACAGATGCGTGGAGCATCAGCAGGCGCACCTAACGATTATGCAGGTTTTATTTCTCAGTACGTTGCTAGAGTTGTACAGGCTGATGTTGAGAAAAACATTTGGAGCGGTTTATACAACTTTGCAAATGGTGCAACAACAGGCGGTGGAGCAGGAACATCTTTTGATGGCATTATGCGCAAGTATGTTTTAAGTGCAGGAACGCATGAGACTCTTAACGTAGGGGCATGGACTGCTGCAGCTACTCCTGTAACAGCTACAGACGTATTGTTAAGATTAGAGGCACTAACACTTAATGCACCCGATGCTATTGCAGGTGATCCAGATGCAAAGATTTTCATTTCACGCAAAACAGCTCAGCTATACTACCAAGCTCTAGCTAACACATACAGCTTACCTTTCTTAAATGATGGGCTTGTTGCTCGTTACAAGGGTTACGAGATTGTAGCACCTGCAGGATTTCCAAACGATACAGCTATTCTTTCTAAGGTTGACAACTTGTACTTTGGTACTAACGTTTTGACTGATATGATTGAGGCACGTATGCTAGACCTTACATCAGTAACAGGTGACGCAGTTACTCGTGTAGCTATGTTATTCGATGCAGGAGCGCAGATTGTTGACGAAGCATCTATGGCTTGCTGCAGACGTTCATCATAATAACCAACTTAAACTCAAAATAACATGGCTTGTACAGTAACAGTAACAGGTAGGGCATTACCCTGCAAAGACTCCTTAGGAGGTATTAAGCAAATTTGGGTTGCAGGATGGGCTGACGGACTATGGACAGCAGTNACTGCAGGATCGATTGCTAACGCAACTTCGNCNTCAGCTACAGTTTTCAAAAACTANGACATGCACAAAAACACAGGAAGCTTTACGCAGACTGTAAATGCATCAGTAGAAAACGGAACTATCTTTTACACGCAGGTTGTTTCTTGTGTATTCTCGAATGAAGTAGCTGCTGACATCGCTAATTTCCAAGACTTAACCAAAGGGCGTTTAGCTTTAGTAGTTCAAGACGTAAACGACAACTTGTTTGTTATGGGCAACACACGTGGCGTAGAGCTAACAGGTGGAACTGTTGAAACAGGTGTAGCAATGGGTGACTTCAACGGACTCAAATACGAGTTTACAGGTGAAGAGCAAATTGCAGCTCCTTTCTTAGCTGCTACTGCTGCTGTACCTACTGGAGACAAAGTAACGTTTACTCCTACAACTTAGAAGTAAAACAATTAAAGGCAAAACTAAGGGGTGGGCTCAAGCCTTACCCCTTTTTTTTTTATTAAATGATAAGATTACAACCAAATACAGCAGCTCAAAGCATGTACCTTAGCCCTTTCCAAGCTAGGAAGTATCTTACTACGTTTACTAAGTACCTTATGGAAATTAAAAGCATGGCTACAAGTAAGACATACACAATTATCTTAAACGTATCTGCAGACAATTCTAGGTACACCCTTGCGACTATAGGNACGAATACAGATGACGCAGTAAACGGAAGCATAAANATTGAAGAGACAGGCTTATATACGTTTACGATATATGGGCAAAANTCTTTAACCAATTTAGATCCGAAAAATGCAAGCGTAGTTGGAAAGTGTCAACAAGGGCTTGTGCAAATTATTGGTGCAGATGCATGGACTACACCAGACATCACAATACCAAATAACGTCGTATATTACGAATAACAATGGACATACTCAATTTATCTCAGTACGAAGAGAAAGACTTTACAGAAAGACCTAGCGGTAAGGGCTATATTAACTATGGTGACGATAACCTATTTCCGCAATACCTAGTCGAGCTTTACAGAACTTCGGCTACCCATCATGCACTTTGCAATAGTATTGCGATGATGATTTTCGGCAGAGGTATTGAGGCACTAGATTTAGACGCAAAACTCAAAATTGCAGAATGGGACTTAGAGGACGAAATGAGGAAGAGTTGCCTAGACCTAAAAATACAGGGAGGGTTTGCACTTGAAGTAATTTACTCAATAGACAGAAGTACGATAAGCAAGGTAAGACACCTACCATTTGAAAATATAAGGAGTGGAGAGGTAAACGACAGAGAGATTTGCGACTATTACTATTATTCTAAGGATTGGGCAGATGCTAGAGAGGAGCCACAAGAGTTTCACGCTTTTGATCCAGAACAAAAAAATGACCACCCTGTACAGATACTTTACGTTAAACCTTTTAGCGTAGGTAGTTTCTATTACCCCAAACCAGACTATTGTGGAGGTATTGACTACATCGAGTTGGAGGGGCAAATAGGCACGTACCATATCAACAATGTAAAGAATGGACTAGCACCAAGCTTTAGCATACACTTCAAAAATGGTACTCCACCCCCAGAGGAACGTACTCGAATACGTACCGACATAGAGAACCAACTAGCAGGAGCTACCAATGCGGGTAAATTTATCGTTACTTACTCGGATCAACCCGAACGTAAGCCCGATTTTGAGCCGTTTCCTATTTCCGATGCAGATAAGCAGTACCAATTTTTAAGTACAGAGGCTACTGATAAAATTATGGTAGCACACAGAGTTGTGAGCCCTGCAATGTTTGGAGTAAAGACAGCAGGACAATT